TTCCTTACTCAGTGATTTAGTTAGGAATTCTTGCTCCGGATCAATATATTTGAGCGAATATCTAACAAACCAACCACCATATCGAGTAGGATTCTCGGCCGTATCTAGGTTAGTGATTACTAACCCTATGGGTGATACACTCTTCACGGAATACGGAACTGTCTCTATATCTTCCTGATTATTGGATGAGTCTTCCTGTTTGATTTTATTTATAACAAAATCATACGCTTGTTTATAAATCATCAGATCCATTACGTCATTGCCGGATTGATGTTCCAAATCCTGAATAGACATTAGTCCAATATTTTTATCATTCAAGGCCGGCCGGTAAAGCGAACCCAGGACTTTATTATTATGAAGTAAACTTAGGTATTGACTCCCTTGGGTTTGATCCAATATATTAAAATCTAGAGACATGGCGGCATCCGGTATATGTTCAATTATACCAATGTCATCAATCGTGTATACTTTATTCTCTAATGCATCGAGTTTAAAATTAACTAACTGCTGGTCTTGAACGGCGGCCGCCACTATTGGAATATATGTTATTCCTTCAGGATTAGTGGGGACGGGATCAATTCGGTATCCCGCCAGCATATTATGTGAGATTTTCGGATTCAAGGTTGATCTTGGTTGATCCGCTTCGGAAAACAATAAATTAATATAATTAGGACTATATAAACTATATACGGCGTTTCGGACGCGCTGATCTTTAAGACGGAGTTGTGCTTTGATTCCAATTTTATACCCACTCGTGTCTACATATGGAGAATTTGCACTTTGACTACTCTGTTCCGATGAATTTTCATTATCCTTGTTAGTAAAAACTAACTTATGAATTTCTTCTTCCAATTCCTTTATTTTACGATCATAAATACAATCTGGATTCTTTAGACATTCTTCCAATTGGGATTTGGCTTTCAATATATGGTACTTGGAACCATCATAATATATTAAATCACCAATGATCTTCTCAATACTAGTCTCAGTTTGATTATTTACTTTATATACTTCAGCATAAGTATAATTGGCCACGATATCAGAAAGCGGCTCATCTACTGTAATTGTTTTTGTACCTGAATCAAATTGAGTCACTGTTAGTAAAATCGAGATCTCTTTATCATAAGTATCATTCATAGTATATAAGGTAATAGTATCTCCCAGTTGTAGTGCTATAGATGGGTCACTAATTTTGATTCTTTTCTGATTAACATCAATCATTTCAACTTTGGTACTGTTCCCTTCTTTTACATATTTATCGGCCGGAGTTGTAAAAGTTATTGTTGTGAGCCCACCTTCCACAGTCTTTTGAACACCATCGACTTCAACAAGTCCGGTTGAGCCGGCCATCCAATAATTACCAGGGAAATGTTCATTTGGCATAATATTTTGGATGGGAACGGCTTGTGTAGAAGCAGATTGTGGTGGAGATGGGATTTCTACTATTCCTTTATATCCTACTGTATCTACTTTTAATGAATCAAATAAGTTACTAACGGTGGCCGTTATTGTCTGGACGCCGCTCTTCAACCACTCAAATATATTAAACCCTTTCTCAAGTTGCAACTCCGTATTATTCAATACAGCATTCATATATTTATTAAAATTATCATAATCTGAGATGGCGTCTTTTTCAACACGAAGTGTTATATATGGATGCAATATAATATTTGATGTTAATTCTGACGATATAATGTTATTAACTTGGCTAGCATTAATTGCTTCCTGAACATGGTTTAGTGTTGTATTAATATTGGGTTTAATTTGAGCCAACACATCTAAATAAGAGTTCATCGCTCCAATGAAATCCACGATTCGAGTTACCATATAAATTGCTGGATCCACTAATCTTTGGAATGCTGTTTGTAACTGATCGAACATAGCCGATTCATGGGTCAACCATGATTGCCAACCTGCTTTGTCCGAACCAAGGGATTGTCCCGTTATATCTTCTATTTCATTTATTTGTTCAATAATCTGATCAACAATCTTTTCAATGAGTTTATGAATATCATCGCCATTGCCGGCTTCGGCATTATTACTTATTGACTTGGAATAATTGGCCAAGTTTTGACCAACAACGGATAAAAGTCGAATCTGGTCTCCTGCGGATTCATTCTTCTTTATATTATTCAATCCATTCTTGGAATAACCCATACTACTAAATGACTTATTAAATAGGAAAGCCGCCAATTCTATCAAATCTAGTATTTTACTACCTAATACAGTTTTGGAATCATTCCATTTTCCAAACAATTCAAATTTTACTTTATATTTAGGATCATCTTGAGTTCCCACGTTCTCAGTATAATACGATTGGGAAGGATCAAATGCATCATAGAAATTACTTAATTTATGAAGCCAATGTTTTAAATTACTGAGGCTCCCAATACTACCGGGCATCACGTAAGGTTGTTCGGAATATAAATAAGTAGATATATCTTTTGGTGCGACTTCAATCCAATCTGTATCTATATGATCTACTTGCTGATTTGCGCCATCCCGAACATCAATATCTATTCGCATTTCCAGGGGATGTAATAATACTGATGATTTGGATGCGAGCAACATATTATGTCGTAATATATCATATTTATTTCCGGTACTGGAATCATATTTAACAAATAACCCATTATAGAATGGATGGTAATGTTCCAATTGCTTTAATTCCGGTGGTGCTGTTGGATCTTTAATTGGTTGTATATAAAATGAAAAGAGAGCGCGGTCTTCGGTATTTATTTCTGTATAATATAATGCATTAGCTCCGAACTTAGCATCCGGTACATTATCATCAGATACTTTATATACATTAGAATTTAATTCTTTCAATATAGTAATTGAATGATCTGGTCTTGTATTCTTGGCTGTGTCCAGCGCAACGTTACTATCTTTAACATCTATCTGCAATAATAACTCCGAATCCATGTTTTGTTTGGGTCCGAGAAACTTCTCTTTACCAGTATCTAATGTTTTGCGTTGTAATTCATATACAGCCAGTTGGCGCGCCATTCCGATTTTAGTATTGTAAAACCTATCAGGTGATAATGGTGCCGCAATATCTTCCTTTATGATAGATGGATTCGTTATATATGTTTGTCGCATCCGCAATCGGTCGGCCATCGGGGGTAAGAATAAATCTGTGGATAAAGATAAATTTGAGTTAATATAATCTTCAAAATCATCATCTTCAAAATAGGGTTTCAATACAGATTGCATATCAACCTGCTGTGTTTCTGGTAGATATGGGTTGTTTGGTATATTACCATAATAAATTGATGTAGTTGATTTGGAATTCTGTATTGTATTTTTATTAATATTCTGGCCTGTTAAATACAATCCATCAGCATAATATACTTCTTTAAATAAAACTTCAACATATGATTGGAGCGCCCGCTCGAACTTATCTATGTCCATTTTATAATGCCCAACAACGCGAGATCCGAGATTCGGGACAACATATACGGATGTTTCCGATATTGGATAATACTCATCATAAAATGTATAGGAAAATGATTCGGCGGCCGCCGGATATTGTTGTTGTAAATTATGGTAATTCGTCGAATGGTCTGGATCGTTTATAAAAAACAAATAAGGCATACCATTCCCATAGGCCGTAATATCATCATTATTGTATTGCATATATAGTGGATACTGATTATGAACCCCTTCAAGAGATAACTTGGATGTGGAATTAATGGCTGTGGTTCCTAATTTAGTTTGTTTATTCAACCATTTATTATTAATTGGAATATTCACAGTAATATTATAATCAATATAATTCCCGGTTGCGGGATATTGGAAAATAGAAACAATATTATCCACGAAAATTGCTGGCAGATTCTGTTTTATATTTTCCTTTATATTATCTGGGGTATTGGGATCGATTAAAACATCATCAATCGCGGCATTAATAAAATCGCCATTATTAGGATCGGTATTAAATAATAAGTTTTTATCAATTGGAAGTAATAACTTATGGTATAATTGCTGCGCTGATAAACTATTTTGATCTGTATTGATTCTTATATTGAAGGTCTTTAATGTCGTATAATAAGGATCAAATGTATCAATCGGGACAGGGTATGTTGGTGGTAAGGCAGCCGCCTTCGCAGGTAAATAAACACTACTTGTTGTCATTGTTTTAACAATATTTGACTTAACAATGTTGGCGCCCAAATCATGTATATAGTCTTCCACATTATGTAAATAAGCCTTCGTTCCAATATTTGTCCGTTTTGGGGGTTTGTATTTGGGTTTGATTGGTGTGTCGGCAAGGCGCGCTACGAATGAATATATTATTTGGACTGGTGAGCCGTCCGGCGCTATCTCCATATTATCTCCAATTAATTTCGCATCCACGATTGTTCTAATAGAATATTCTTCACTAACGGGATTACCAAATATAAGAATCATATTGAAATAGCGGTCGCGCACCATATCATATACTTTTGTATTATCTATCTTTTCGGCGCTATTTCCCCATATATAATTCCGCATGGCGTCCTTTATTTTATCGGAGGGCGGCGTATCTTGATTGCGCTTATATGTATAGTAATAATATCTATTGCGCTCATTCTCCGCTTCCAATATCGGATTCTCAGTTTTCCAATTTGTGGTGACGCCTAATTGTTTCTGCGGATCAGTATTGGATTTTAATATAGCATATTCAAGATAACCCGGAGTAATAAAATTAACAGCGATCTTACCTTCAATATGTGTCTTCCCGTGTAAAACAGTAGTAAATTTATCTTTATTATAAGCAAATGACGGCATGGCCGTGTTAATCTTATTCCAACCAATCATAGTTACTTCATCGAGTAATATATTCCCAATGAATACACTGACGTCGGCGCCAGAGTAGTATATATCAAAATTGTTATCAAAATAATCTTGTAATGATTTCATTCTACCATCCTACATAAGAGTTTCTAAATAGGCCATCTCTTCCAATAAATCCCACATCTCATCCCATTTCTGTGGCACGCTCAGGATTCCTTCGTGGACACTTTTTCCTTTCATGACCATATCCCGCCGCAACAAGTATTCTGCACTTTTTAATGGATCGACGCGGCGGCCAGTCACGGGATCTTCCACCAATGCAATTTCTCGTACAATATCAAAGTCTTTGGCTTTGTATTGATATGTTACTTCCACAACACTATCATCAATTGACATAACCATTCCGTGGTCGGGGATAGTGACTCCAAATATAGTGAAAGCGGAAGTGTAGCCCGTCTCTGATTCTAATAATACCATTATATCGAAGGGCGGCAACTGGTCTGTTAATAAATACGGTTTGAACATATCACCAAAAGAAACATTAGATGATATATCGTGATCAAACCATTCCGGATGAAGTGACATTAACGGGTCATTTTTAGATAAGTTGGCAATTATACTTCCAGCAATGACGCGGGTACCACCAGTATATCCTTTTGGGCTGGAGCGCCCCAATGTATATACTTCCTGTTTATTCATATGAGATGAGAAAGATACTACTTTAATGAGGCCGCTAAATGTTTGGACGTGTGGAGTAAGGAATACAATTTGTATGTCCACTCCCGAATAAGCCGGGATGCCGGTCCTTCCGTATCGCTCTGCTTCTTCTGGAGTAGATGTTGTGAAAATGGCACCTTCGACTGGTTTAAGGCCGCCCTGGACCATAATCCCATAATTCGCTAAAATACTGTGTGTCAATGGGTCCATTTTCGCAAATTCTGAATTGGATATCTCTAACCATATATTTTGTATATTTGTATAAACTAACTGTACATTCGGGGCGGGCGCTCTATTTGCATTCTTGCTTTGTAGTTCAATAATTGATGGACCCGTGGCTATAGTTCTAAATAAATCATTTAGGAATCGAGTATTATCTCTTGTTTTAGCCAAATTTATTATTGATTTGCCCAAAAATGTATTATCAAAACCCAATACTAACGATACCATATTGGATTTTATTTGCGGAACAATCACATTTGTAAAATTCTGATCAGATACTAGCGTGTTGTAATTGGCGCGAGATGTTGAATACATCTCATATAATGTATATAATGTAAATTTAGCCATATGATTATCCTTGTGAGTTTCTTCAAATTAATGTTGTAAGTTACGTTGTGGGATTAAAATAGTCATGTATCGCTTCATATAACAACTCATCCGGAGTCTTCTCTGTTTGTATTGGTGAATTATCCATTTTATTAAGACAGGCCGGGCATCTCGAATATTTGCGTGTTAATGTTGAAGGGATGAAATGGCGGCCGCAGTCCACACATATATAATCCTTATTCAATTGTAGTGATGATTGTTTAATAACATCCCATAATTGATCTCTAATTTGTGACCATTGCGGAAGGAACTTATATATAGCATATACATCGTAAGACTGTAAATGGATGCGTAATGTTTTCTGTCTTTCCGCTGAGTACATATATATCTGTGTACCTAATTTCTTCTGTAGATACAATCCGATTTTTGATAAGAGGTCGCCATTACTCAAAGTCATGTTTATGCGGGGGACTTTATCCTTTCTGATTGTCACTGAACCGCGCGCATCCAGCACTCCCACAATAAAATCATCCGTCATATTTAATTTGTAATGTGGCGGCCATCCATCCAGAATCGCGCCATCTTTCAATACGAATAAAGTATAATCATTGGTATTATTGTCCCACATTTTATATTTATGTGTCTTATATTTTATATTGTATTTATCCAGTATAGTCTTAACTAAGTGGCGGCGGCTTCGTAATATAATAATACTATTTGGTTGCGGGCGCTGCAATGTGTATAGTATTCCGAGTTCGTACATAGATAATTCCATAATACAAATAATATACAGACAAAATGTCATATTGTCAAGCCAATGGCGGCCATCAAATAAAAAAGGCAACCCAACCGAAGTCGAGTTGCCTTCATGCATTCAAATATTAAGGTGTCCTATGGATTAGTTTCGTTTGTCAACCATTCGCCATAAGCATCCCAAACATCATTAATGCTTGTTGGAATCTCTGCTTCTCCAGTACCGCTATTACCAGTACCTTTAAAGAAGCCGCGCGTTCCATTATCCACATTAACGACGTCGGAGTCTGGTATACTATCATCTGCTGTCCAGGGTATCCATGGAGTCATGGTACGACACACAAAAGTACACTGCTCTTCATTCAGACATGTTATCGTAGGAGCTCTTTATCTCCTACTTCTTATGGTTTCCCATAAGCTCAGACTATCTCTTCACTCACAACGAGTGCCGGGCGCTCGTGGGTGGATTATTGTTGGGGCTCACCACCTAGTCGTTGCACCTTCCGTGGAACCTATGCCCGCCACGGCTTGGCTCAGGGTTGCCCTCGACTTTACGTTAGGGTGTTCCCTGAATTCACCCGGTTTTACATCACCCATGAATTAAGTGATATCATCCACCGATAAACCTCCGCCGGTATTTAAGATCTCAACACCGATTAATGCCTTATAGGCGGATACGCCATATTCATTAGTAGCCACCAATGATATATTAAGTGGCATAACTTGCAATCATATCAACTGTTTCCAGTTGGATTGGACTATGTCATCATCCTTATAGGATGGCGGGCGCTCGTGCCGGTCATTAAGGACACTCGGTTATTATAACCAGTCCTCCGGTAGTCTCTGCACCTTCCGATGGTGTACCATCGGCTTGGCTCAAAGTTACCCACGCGGGAATCCGCGCTAGGGCTTCTTTGAATTCACCCGCTTTGCACCTAAAGATTACTCTTTAGGGGGACCTTTATCATTCTCCTGTTTCCTGACTTTCTTCCTTATACAAATTGTGTTTAATAAGTATTTGTTTTAGTTCTTGTATAGTTTCTTCCATATCTTTCTTAGGATAGAGTAATACTAATTCAATATTTTGTTCTTTTGCCATTTGTTTTTTCAATTCCGTCTTTTCATGATAGTTTCTTATGACTTCATCATCAATATTGCCACTCGATGCATATAAACCTAAATACTCAATCCATAATTCTCCCACAACAAAATCACAGGTTTTTGGTCGGTTATTACCATTATATCCTGGATACGGTACATCTTTATCATGTTCAATGCCGTGCTCGAACAACCAATTATCGATTATGATCTCCGCCTTTGAATGACATATGTGGCCATCCTGTGCCGGTTGATTAAAATACATCCAACCATAGACATGTTTTTTCTTGTAACCACATGCGACTCGATAATTATTCCAATTTCCAAATGCTTGAATAATATGATGTTTCTTCCACTTGTAGCCACAGTTAGCTAATTTGAATGTATTTTGTAACGGTTCATGACCTGTCTCCGAAATGTATTCATTGAATTGTTGAATCATTTCTTGGCGGTCTTTTTCAGTATAAGTATATCGATAGCTAGTTCTAGGTTTAACTCCACATTGAACTTGAAACTCATTCCAATTACCAAAATTATCCTTCATAAACCTATCAAATTGATGTAGGGTCCAATTTAGATAATTCTGGAATTCAATGCGGCGGGGGGAGCGGCCGTTCTCTTCAATATACTTATGAAACTGATCCACCACCCATTGTTTCCGACCAGGTGCTTCAAACCAAGCGCGTGGTTTCAGCCGTGGGTCGTCGAATTGATTGCCACAAATGGCTCGTTTCTTTTTACGTTTACTCATCATAAACCTCCATAAAAATTAATTTTATGGAGATAATATAACAGTTTAAAATAGAAAGTCAAGGAAAAATACTAAAAAGTCAGGAGATAAAAATCCATAAATTCTGGGGGGCGTAATGTCGTACCTATAGATGTATGAACAGATGCACTGGAATCAAACACTCCCTGCCACTGGTCTGTTGATGGAGAAGTAAATGCTTCCTGATCGTGATTTTTCTTGAAGTACCAGTATTTCTGCTGGTCTGTAGCCGACTCATTCTGATTACGTATAATCATCCAGAGCGGATCACGGTCAAATAGCATGAATAAGCTATTAATTTGGACTATGTCTTCCGGCCGGCACTCAGTCAATTTCAAATACCGGCTTGGGCAGCGTATTATGTCGTGGGTGAGTAGATTTATCATATCTACGCTTCACGACATCCGATGTTAAGGCGTTATTATATTGTTTAAGTAAGTTTAATCGATCATAACTATCTAGCGCGTTCACGGTTTGGGTCATTGATGATGTAAATATATAAGTTAATAGATCCAAGGCCACCGCATCCTTATAATTAATCTGATAAGGTTGGGCATAAGATAAACCCACACTTTTAGTTTGGCCCAACACATATATTGGGACTGGTTTGATTTTGGATTTCTTTCTTGGTAGCCCTGTGGCCATATGAATTTTGGATTGCAATTTATTTAGTAGATTGCGGTTTTGCGAAAACATCCGTAGGAATAAGTGGTCATTTTTATCCATCCAAATGTGGCCTTGTGCTATAATGAAACCAAGTAATATCTCTGGAAGATATTCCTGTGGCATATCCAATATCGCGCCATCCGTTCCCATATAGTATCCTAATTGAATATACTTTTGCCGTTGTTTAAACTTAGTCATAATATGTTCTCCTTGTTCTTTGTGGCCCGTTACCCGTAATAGTCTGCCTTAACAATCGAGTCTCTACAGGGCACATATATTGTAATATATACCCCTCGGCGTTGCCTGTCAATGCATTGAAGGTTTCACCGATGTAAGCTGCCTTTATCCTCCCCCTTATTCTGTTGAGGGAGCCTGCGATTCTATTCGCTCACTTATCACTAAGTGTTCAGACTATATCATCATCTCTTGTAGTGAGATGTCGGCCATGTTATAGCGCGCTCACCGCGCTATCAACTCATTTAATTGAGTTAGTCGTTGCAGGGCAATATTATAATATTACCCCTCAGTATTACGTCGCTTAAAATTAAGTATTGTTTTAATTATCTTCTCTTTATCCTTTAAGTCTTTATTGAATATTATTAATAGGTTGAGCCCCAATTCATGGGATAAGGCGCGCTTGCGCTCCATTCTCTTATTATATACACTCCCTATTTTCTTTGACCATTTACTAGATTTGCCGTTATTAGTAACTTCTTCAAAACCAGCAAACTCTATATACAAATCATATTCCGGAAGATAAAAGTCGCAGCGCAATAGTTCATTATCATTGAAAACATCATGTTTGGGATAATGTTTCTGCTGAATATGTTCTATATTGTGTTCAGCTAATAAATTATCAATGACGGCTTCCCCTATGGAATCACATATATGGCCATCGTTGGCGCGAACTCGCTTGGGGACTTTATTCTTCCGTCCAAATACATAATTAAGCGGAACTCCCGCTAATTCCATTGCACGTCTCCAACTTCCGAAATGACGCTCAATTGTTGAAATATGAATATTGTAATCGGCGGCCTTGTTAAAGGTATCATATGTTACATACCCATTATCCTTATATGCTTTGCGGATTGTATTCAATATGAATGTATCATTAATTCGCCACCGTTTCTTAACAGGAAATCCCGCCGCGCGTAAAGCATTGTTCCATGAACCAAAGACACGAGATGCTGTGGCTGCTAAATTTCTATCGGGTATCCAATTTCTAAACAAATTGTAATTAATAGTACCACATTCATTGGCGCATTGTTTCATCAAATCAACAATTAAGGCCTTCCATTCGTAAGTGGTTGCTGATTTTGGAAGTAAGTGTTTATCGGCATCCGGTAAGTTATTCTTATCTAATATCATAAGTTTGCCTCCTTATGGAAGCGACGCTCCACTGACTAAGGCCGATTTTTCACTATATGTCACCATATAGTGGGGGAATCGCTTTCCCCTTTTACCCAGTAACCCAATGGTTTCCCATTGGCCTGGACTGTCTCTTCATCTCCAATCGGAGATGCGCCGTATACAGTCTCTACACTTGCCCGGGAATGAATTCCCTGCTAGCACGGGATTGCCATCAGCATTACCTGTTAAGGTTTCCCCGTTTTAGCGGCGTTTGCACCACTATGTCACCATAGTGGGGCGCAGTAAATAATCTACGCGAAAAACTAATTGGATTAGCCTTACCGAGAACATAGATAGGTGCTTTCTCCAGATTACCCAATAGTTTCCTATTGGTCCGGACCATCTCTTCATCTTATTAAATAAGATGCGCCGTGTATGGTCTCTACACTTGCCCAACACATACCATATTTGTATGTGTTTGCTAGCTCGGGATTACCATATTCATTTATCTTTAATGAACGTAGGCTTCCCCGAATTAGCGGCGTTTTCACTACCATGTTACCATGATAGGGCGCAATATTACTTACGCGTTATAGAATACGAGATCCCGGTAAGAGTTCCAATAACAACTCCATCGACCATGGCGGTTATGTCAACACCAGACATACTTGAGTAAGCTGCAATTCCTGCCATATGTCTTACCTCCTTTAAAATATTTGAATGTCAAAGATCGCTTGTGCTGCCGCTGCACATTTTTATTTGTTTGTATATATGCTATGAACTAGCGCGAATGGTTGACTTTGTTTATTTGAGACACATAATTACGCTGCATAACATATATATTATCAATCATTTATCGGGATTTATATTAATAATAGGTAGTATTTTCTTATCATGATTATTATCCTCAATCATATACTCAATATAATGTTGATGGGTCATACGATAATAAATAAAAATAGGCGCAGGGCCTATATTGGATATAAACTCTGCGCCTATTATGAAGAACAAAGAAAAGGAGATATATATTATGAAACTTTTATTACACTAAATCAAGCTGTGTAACAATAGCAATATTCCTAATTTCTTTGGATGTTGTTATATGTAAACTAACCTGTGTTTTTCCAGATATTTTGTCTGTATCGGATGCGTGTACTGTAACAGCAAATCCCTGGATTCGATCAGGTGCATATACTGATTTGACTTTTTCATCGATAGCGATTTCCAGTGATTTACGTGTTTTATCATCGTTGGCGCGCCCGAAGAATGGCCGTGCTATTGTTCTAACTGTCTGAATAATATCAAATACAGTCTGAACAACAAACTGACGATCAAATTTGGACTCGGCGCGTGCCAGAGTAGGTGCATCACTTATGAGATAAGTACCGTCCACCATAGACTGTGTATACAATGTATATCTCATTCCATTAATTCTGTTAATCCATTCATTATTCATAATCGGATAGATCAATCTCTGAATTGGGCCAGTATTAATGGTATACATTACCATGGCGGTTTTCGGATCTTTATTCTGCATTAAACCAGCATGAATAGCCGCGAACTGACCTATATATGGGCGGCCATTCTTAATTCCATTCACAACAAATACTGCATCTCCAACCGGAATGATTATATGATAATCATCAAAAGAAGATACAATATTGGCCGGCCTTGTTGGATCAGTTGGTGAAACATTAACAAGACGATCGTACCAGGTTACGATCTCTTCCAGTGTTGGATTGTTAATGTCTGCTGCATTTATTGGTTTTGGAGATATGATACCAAAAGCTTCAGAGACATATCTAGATTTTCTGGATACGTACTTACTTAATTGTTCCAGGAACCCGGCAGAAACAACTGTGGGTAGCCCGGTTTCATAATCAATACTATCCACAACATCGTCAATATGTACTCCCAATGGTACCACATATCTTGCTGGTATATTTTCCTGTCCAATATATCCTTTTTCTAATTCATTATAAAGCGCCATTCCGACGAGACGGCGGCCATCATTTCCATTAGTTAATTGTGATGCCTGAACTATTCCCTGAGTAGCATCTATTACTGTTCCAGTCACAGCCGGTAACTCAGGCTGGAATCTTATTAATAATGAAACAACAGATCCTTCTTCAGGGTAATTATCAGGATTAATGAACTTAACTTTACCGCCTTTAGCGTCACTAATCATTATATCCACACCCGGAGTATAAGTATGCCGTGTCTGGTATGTTAATTCGAGTGGATATAACTGAGCGGCACCAAACAATATCTTAGATCCGTATACAAAGTAACTGAATCTATTTCCAATCTGTAATTCAGATCGTAAGTTGGCTTCAATATATAATGTTTTATATCTATAATCAATGAAATAGATATCGCCTAACTGAGCACCAGATGTTAATTCAATCTGGCCAGTAGTAATATCATTTGTATTCCAATGCCAATCGCCGGCCACTGTTTCAGATATAGTAATTTCTGCACCACCAACAAAGCCTGTAGCATCTGCTACATCAATTGAAGTATCACCACTTGAAGCAGCAGCGCTCAATGTAGTATTAGCTGCGGCTCTGGTTACATTGGTTGGTGTAGCAGCCGCATAACTGTTTGTTAATCCAGCGGATACTGTAATTGTATTTGTTCCACTATTAACTGCAGTTACTGTTGCTGTTTCATTATTTGTTCCGTCATCAATAGTAATTGTATCGTTTACCAGGATGCCGGCCACACCATTAACAACAATATCAGTATCCCCAGCATTTGCATCAGATGCCAAAGTCGTTGTTGCTTCGGCTCTGGATACTGTAGCTGCAGTAGTATAATCCTGGGAAAGTGCGGTTCCTAATGTAATAGTATTCCCTGCTACAGATGATACTGTATCATTCTCGGATATGATTGTTGGTCCTTCAACTAAATGAGTAGTTACGCCGGCTCTGGTTCTATATAATACATAATCTTTAATGGCATCTGCGCCAGTATTATCCCAATTAGTACCAGATTCTCGACAAGCAAGATTCAATAAAGTTGTACCAACATCCGCAGCCTGTGTATTCAATAATTCTTCTGCTGCTTTTATTGTATAAAAACTAGTAATTGTATTAGTATTAGGATCAGCGTCTTTGATTGGAGCGCCGGCCAATGTTGACTCGGCATCTCCTGCTTTAACTGAAGTACTATCTACAATCCCAGTTTTATTAATGGCCTGAATAATATCAATTAACTTATCACCATAAGACTTACCTGTTGGTGAAGTTAAATCATATTCAGTATCAATTGTCCCATTACTGTCCATATCGGTAATGGTTATATTGACTTCATCAGTTAATACATTAGCCTGTGCTACATTATACTGGGCAAAGACTGCGTCTGCATTGAGCGCATCAACTAAATCTGTTACATTATAATAAGCCCCAGGAGTATTACCAAATACATCTAACTGATAAGATAAAACGGTGCCATCCGGCAAAGTAACTGTCATAACAGCAGGGTCACCATTCGAATCACCATCTATCTTTACTTCAGTTGAGTTTTCACCATCAATTTTAGATATGATGGTCATACATGCTGATATTCCGGTGGGCGCCAAATCTGGATTGGCCGGATCATTAGCATGATTTCTGTTTTCGTACAGATCCAATTTTGGTTTCCGTACGTCACCTATACGAACACCATAAATAAAAGCGCTCGGGACCATTGACTTGATTTCCCGATAACCTTTAACAAGCATGGCTTCGCCATATCCATCATCCACATAATCTCCAAATATATCACTAAGTGTTTCATCTTCCATTAATGTTGGAGTATAAAGTGGACCTTTGGTTGCTGTTCCAATTAATATAATTGCATTTGGGTTGGGTGTAGTTGCTGGTCTTGGAGCATCTTCATCCTTTATATAACTAGTTGTTTTTGGAACATATGGATACAAATCTGTAAAATCTGCCATTTATTCATCCTCCTGTAAATTTCTTTTATCTCAAATTAATGTTGCGGCTCACGTTTTATCATACAAATCATATTCGCCACCTATTGTCAAATCGGTGCCGTCTGGAGCCACCAATTTATTAACATCCTGTACAATGATTTCCAAATTATCAATAACCCGATCTCTAACCCATAAGTGCTCTTCTGTTATCAAATCATACATAACAGATCTATTATGGTAGCCGTTCTTCATTGTTCCCATACTAACGCCGCGGGAATTATATGTTATGTTTTCCAAACCTACTGTAATTAGCGCGTTTCTATACGCATCCATAAATAATTCAAAATCACAAGTGGCGGCTTCCACTTCTGTTGCGGTAGGCGCAAATACATCGAATCGAACCACTGTTTTATATCTTCGTAAGTGGAGTCGAAGCATCTCGCCTGTTTCCGTGTTTCTCCAAATGGACGCATCCTTGATTAAGCCAACTTGAGTCTTGGAACCGGCCGGCGCATTATCCCTATCAATTGTTTTGTATGTTATTATTATCGGTGGAAATTGAGTTGGACGATCGGTTTCATTAATAATGAAATCTGGATAGGCCGCTTCATAATGAATCTTCTTGTTGGGGTCCGGTTGCAGATTGTTTTCCAAATCAATCAATTTACCAATAATATAGTAAAATCCTTGTAATGTAATATTAGTTTGTTTATGATTTGCTATTGTATTTACTAATTCCCATGCCATTAGTGGTTACTCCTGTATTCTCTGGTTCGTTGTTTTAATTGCCGTATGTTCTCCATGAAAACGGCCGGCACTACCTTGATTGAGTTATTAGAAAACTTCATAACCAATTCGGCGCGCTCTGGTGTATCCTTGAATACAAAATGGAATAAGTCCGATGATCCTTTCGTTGATGTAATCGGTTCCAAATCCACCAATTCCAGGCCTTCATGAATGAGAGTAGCGGCCAATACAATTGATGATGTCTTATAATATCTATCTTTATTATTCTGTTTCATAGTCCATTCCTCTAAACTGGTATATATTCTACTGGTAAATCACCAACCAAAGTTTCATCGTTTTTACTGACTTGCACTTTGGCTTTGACTACATAATATATTAACATCTTATCTATTTTGGGTGTAACCATTTCAATTTCGTATGCTCTACTAATCTGAACTGTTTCCGGGGGAGTGGGTGAAGTTACATTTTCTGATCCTTTAATCCATAACAATTGATCTTCATCCTTTATATCAATCTTATGTGATACATAGAATAATAGGCTGTCTTTATCTAATAATCCATATTTATTGAGATCTTCGGTTTTACTCGACGTTCGTCCCAAGACGACGTTGCGCGTCTTGAATATATAATCTTTATATACCCAGGCCGGGCCGCCAATTGCTTCTTGGGATGATTCATCCCAATATTGTGAATGCTGTGTTAAATCAAATTGGCGCCAAACGATCCAATATCCAGTAGTATTTACAATATAACTAAACTCTTCTCGCATCTTTTCTGGAGTGAGGCCGCCAAATGCTAAGTACATATCTGTTTGATTATGAGTAGGATTCACTAAATCAAAGGGATTATCATCATATGTCAAATACACTGCGTCTCCTCCCTGGATAATTATATGTCATAGAACTTTTAACGCCGTGGCCAATCTTCCGTTTATCAAAAGCATAACTATTAATATCAGCACATTCCTGAAGATCCGATAATAACTCTCGTAGTCCAGATAAATCATAAACAATATCCAAATCTCCGAGAGTTCTCTGTTTAACAATACCAACATAGCCGCGGCCAATATCCGATAATAATGCTTTAGCCACTACACAAGTAATATAGTCAACTACCGCATAATCATGAAACATTGACTCGGCCACTTGGCAATTGTTAAATCTACATATGAAGTCAATGCTCGCATCCAATATATATTCATCAATTAATCTATCGCTTATCTGACTAACTGCATTTCCCAAGCGGCGCCTTACGGCTCTGATTGTTGTTAATAATGGATATAATGCTGTGCGATAAGTGAATTCATAAGTGGACCCCAAATTAAACTCACCACTAGAGTTAGCATAACTAACAAAATTAGGCAACAGACGGATAATATAATCTGAGTTACAAATACTCCGATCATTAACCGTTATCCTTACTGCTTGATGATAGTTATCCAATAGTGGGTCGTTATAATCGGGGTGATAATCTATTGAAATGATGGGGTTGCCGGCTCCGTCAACCATATCCGTAATAATTTGATAACCATGCGGCAAATTATACGGATCCGCTACATTAATTAACGGATACCGAATTATCTCCAACTTTTCAGATAGAGGTAAGGCCGCATTCAGATCCACAGCCAATTCAAAATAAACATCAATATTGAAGTAATATGATTGGCCGGACACATAATCTGCCGATTTGACACATTCCACATCAAATGCATTATTAGGTGGTGTTGTTTTGATGATCTGAATTGTATATGGTGTATCTGGATCTGGGGTGATGCCGCCCCCAGTATCTATATTCCGGGATTCACCAGTTGTGAATCGAAATACATAATTCTTATCCATTGGGTCATTATTAACCGAATGGATGCCATATTCCGCGCTATCTGTTATATTCATATCTCCAACAATCAAGACTTCCAACATTGTATTCTTTGGAAGTTCCTGAAGCGGATTCAATATAACTTTGTTTCCATCTTTGGAGATATTAACATTAACCTGCCCCTGATAGTCTGGTAATACATAAACCCGGAAGAACTCATCCGTTAAATACGAATCAGCAACTTCCTGGTTGAATGTAATCTCAATTGCTATATCAATAGGTACATCTTGTTGGTCGGCAGCAGGATAATGATCTTCTACAACTAATAGCGCCATTTAAACGACCCCACTATTTCTTATTGGATTTGTTCTTAATTAATACAACATCTTTCAAGTCAACATCTAATGGCTCGCTCTGTCCTTCTACAACTAACTCACTCATTGCATTTGATTTGATTGCATTTAACTGATCATTAAGTGCTTTTAGAACTGTGGCGCGAACCACTTTATCTTTATTCTGTTTGTTCTCTTCTTTTTTAATCATTGTTGCCAACAATGATGGATCTAACAGATTCCGAATCTCTTTTACCAACTCATCAACATCTAACTGTAACAATAATGATTCGGCTTTTCTATTGATAGAGCCTGCTTCGGTATAACCTGAGTTCACATCAATTGTTTTAACTTTGATACTTGAATCTTTGTTCTTATCATACTCTTTCTTAGATACCTGAATTAATATACCAAAATCAAGGGCGCGCATCACTTCTTTATATGCCTGGGGATATTCTTCTTTATCGACCATAGCATATAAAACCCCTACGCCGCGATCGGCGGCTTCAATCAATGATAATCTAATGGTATTATCACTGGATGCCCAAACAACTTGTTTCTGGTGATTCAATCGAAAATAGATAACATCCCTTTTGTCTTCTTTTTTAGTGTTCTTGGAATTGGATGTTTCTTCTGTTCTTGTCTTCTCTTTTTCTGACATAACAAATGTCCTCCTTAAAACTAATAATGATAACTATAATATAATACAAAAAAGGCGGGATTTCAACCCGCCGTAATTAACTTCTTATGTATATAACGAGGCCGCCACATTGACGGCCCCGCTACATTAATTGCTTAACCTAATCAGAATTAAACAAGAGGTGCACTTCTATCGATAGGTGTTAAAGAAACACTATTTACGTTATCAAATACGTAATTTCTATCGATAACAACATTCTTGATAATTCTAATTGCTTTTCCCTGACTCAATACATTAGCAGAAATCTCTTCTTTAACTTTGATCTTATAAGTTTCTTTCCAAGAATCTGCTAACTGATCGATCATTGGGGATTCTTTTCTTACAAACAGACCTGCTTCGCCAGATTCAGCGAATACAATGTCAGTTATGTATTTATTACCCACTTTCTTTAATGGGAATAATGGACTAACTACGATTTTCAATGGTGTTGGGAAATATCTCGGCGGAATATTAAATGTTGCTCCCAATGCAGACATTGATCGGGCATAAGGATTAATACCGAGTTTAGTTAATACCATATTAAGAACCGGATCAGTAAAGCCGCCTGGTTCTAATGTAGGATTACCTGTTCCACCTTCAAATCGTAAACCTAAATTACCAGTAGGTAATGTCCATGTTTTTGCTCTTGTTCCCAGAGGTGGTTTGAAAGATACAACTGTATTGTTATTCAATACAATTTCTCTCATTTCCGGGTCAGTCATGAAGGTCATCCATGCTAATGGGTTCATACCTATAACGTTGAAAGTGAAGCCTTCCATTAAGCCATAAGCATAAACTTCCATTAAGTCATTTAATGACATAGTTCCGTTGGCTAAACCATCAATACCACGGCCAGTTAAGTTTCTAATATCCCACATACCTGTACCGGTTGGGTTAGAGTTATCAAACATAACATATCCGTTATTCAATAACTCTCTTATTGCTAAATACTCTCTATTTCTAATTAAAGCATTTCTTGCTTTTTTGAGCCAGAGAGATATAATAGATAACTGGTTGTTTTCAATGACTGAATCCTGTAATGCAATCATCAAACCATATTTCTGAGGTGCTATACTAATCCTATAACCACCATTGGTTACTCCGAAGCCCTGGCTTGGATATTCACCATTGCTTCCAATTGGACCAGCAGTTAATGGGCCAGTATCTGTAATAAGTATACTACCGCTTTTTGTTATTGTGGCCTGAGAGAAAAAGTTGTCAACTATAACTGAAGCGGGCTCAATTTCTTCTAACATAACATTTGTTACTGCTTCAGGAATGAGCGGTGCTAAGTCTTTAGATGTGATCAAGTCACCAAAAACTACTTCTTTAGTTGCCACAGATCCATCTTCGGTTGGAACATCATAGCGACCATCACCATAATGGTATATGTCGCTAATTATGCTCTGCACCAATTCCTTGTTAGTAATACTGTTTTTATTATCTTTAGACATGTATAATTCCTCCTTGTTTATTCTCGTTATTATTTATTAATTAACATGCAAATTGATCCAGACATAACCGAAATCCAATCTATTAATACCATCGGCGAGGTGATCATAATCGACTGGCACACCATTTGCACTCATAACAGCTGCCATTAATCTATACAGATCCATTGGTATACCATATGTAGAAGTACCACCAGCGTGGTTATATGGATAAGTCTGTACCGTATCTTCTATGTCTTTTGTTATTTTGTTATCAACAGATATAATTTTACCAACAGTCTGGGCAGTTGGTTGGGCTGTTAAAGAACTTGCTGCATCAAACTGAGGAACATATTTACCATCTATATTAGATGCAACATAATTACCCAGTGTCATTATGTCGTTCGCGCTATTAGCAATAAGACATGTTATACCATTATTGTAAATAGCAGCATAGCCTGGAGACATAACTTTCTGTCCATATACCGGATCAGAAGGATTAACAGCGTCGCCTGCATTATAAGCATTAGCAGTTGCAGAAATAGTTAATGTATTACCAGCAACAGCACTAACAGTCACTACTTCACTTGTGCCGGCACCATTATTTAACTCAATTTTATAACCAACATCAATTCCAGTTGCATCCGCAACATCAATAGATGTAGCACCAGCAGTCACTGCTGAAGCTAATGTAGTTCCAGCGAATGTAGAAACAGATGCGGTTACTGCACCAGAGTTAGTTCCGCCATTTACAACGAAAGGAACAGCCACGAGCCAGTCCGAAAGTAATGCATCGAATAACATAAAACTAGATTCAGATGCATTCAAATACTGGCCTTCTCTGTTAATATAAATATCTTCCTGTGCCACACCAACAGGAATATTAGCCCGTCTCAGAAAATAATCATCAGTTGTAATGAGAGATCCATCAAGTTTAACTCTTGCTGTCTCAACATCATACTGATTATACTGATCAGCAACATCAGTTCCGCCATTTGCAATAACAGCAGCGTTCTGTACTTTCCCATATCCGGAAAGCGGCTGATCTACGGATGCTAACATAACATCCCCTTTAATGTTAATTCCTAATGCATGCTCACCACTTGAATTTGCAACAGTAGCATTTCCAGGATAACCAGCAGCATAAGAATTATCGTTTAAGACCGGGATAGCAGAAACAATTGTTCCTTTAGGGATGGCTATACCCACCTTTTCTCCACTTTTTGTCTGAATAACCTTTATGGTTGGAGCATATCTATGTGGCATATATGCAACCGAAGGTCTAACTCCTTCACTCTTCTCAAATTCGAAAGAGATGTCGCTAGGTATGCGGTGTGGAGAAATAGGTCTTTGCGGTAAAACGGTATTCTGTCCAAATTTACCGAAGTTTAAATTTTTATCCATAATGTAATTCCTCCTTAATAATTTCCTTTATTATTTAACGGGTTCGGATATCGAACTAATAACGTTAAATATATCATTTGCTGAATCACTTTTTGTCTCTTCACTAGGAGATTCCGCATCTCCATCGTGATCAGTAGGATTATTAATATCATCTCCTACTGGTTTTTCATCTGAACTATCGTCTGTGCTTTCAGATTCGTTATTCTCAGAAGCCGGGCTTTCGGAGTCGCCAGATACATCTTCGGAATCCGCTTTATCTCCTTCTACTTCTTCACTAGACTGCGGCTTTCCGATAATAGCCTGGCGCAATTTAGCTACCGGAGAGTCGGCTGAATCTGATTCAATTAAGCCTTCCATGAAGACTTCAGCAACATCAGATACCATATCACTTAATGATTCAAATGATCTGGTTTTGAGTTTCTCCATTGTGTCTTCATAAGCCTGTTTGATCTTCTCTTCATTGCCTTCTTTAATGGCATGTGTTAATTTTCTGAACTGATAAGCATCTACCTGAATTCCTTCGTTAATCAGCAACTTGGATATGGTTTCTTTGAACTTCTCCTCGAGCTGATATGCATCCTGTTCTACGGCTGTGATCTTTTCATCTATTGCCCGAAGAACATCAGGATGTTCAAGTATTGCTTCTATACTATCAAACTCATATTTAGCCATGAATAATTCCTCCTTATAATCTACTTATTTCAACTATTTATTAGTGCTCTTACTTTTGTTACAACCTAGCGCCTTTGCTTTTCTTGAAACGCACGCTAATATTTTCTTCTTTGTGGCCTCACTATACTTGGATCTTCCAATCAATCTCCTTGCTGCAACGACCCTAGCACAATCGGGGACCGGGAAGCTACGACCAGGACCACAGAAAGCCGAATTAGGTAGTTTTTTTCGTGCTGCGGCAGACAGCTTGGCATCTTTGCCATCCTTGTTTTCACTATCTTTATTTTGTTTTTCTATTTGATAGTCTAAATAGTTATCTATTTTAGATAATAAATATTCACTAGTTAATTCTTTATCTCCCATCAATAATACCACGCCAGATTCTTTTAATTCATCTACGGCGTCCTTTACATCAATCATTTTATTTTCCAGTAAAGACGCAACAGTAGATAACATGGCAATCACTTTATCCATATAAAATTCCTCCGGATCATTATCTTCTTCAATTTTAATGTTGTTATTATTATTATTGTCTTGTTGTTTATTATTAGTGGATGGCGCCGTCCCGCTATCCTTTTTGCTCTTACATTTTGATTTATCGGATTTGGATTTCTTCTTGCATGCGTCCGGATCTTCTTCTGTATTGGGTTCTTCTTTTGGTGCAGGTTCTTCTTTCTTGACAGTAGCGGCGTCTTCCATATCATTATCGATGTTATTCAATTTATCTGTAATCAACTCACAAATATCACCATCACACTGATAATCATTCCCAAATATGTCTTTTATTGTTCGCTCTTCAAAATCACGCATATCTATCCAATGTTTCGGATCATTTTCATCAATTAAATATAAAGATACAGGATTCTCAATTGGAACAATATCGGCCGCCTTCTTGGTTGTGTTAGAATCTTCTCTTGTTGTTTCAGTTAATTGTTCAGAGTCCGAAACTACTTCCCAAGATATATTCTTTGACCAGACATCGGCCGGATTTATAACATAACTCAAATCTTTATATTTCATATCATGGCAAATTCTATATGCGAGTTGCCCATCATATACATCTCCCATATAATGCTCACAACCATCTTCCAGATTGGCACCACAAATAGAACAAGTGGCCGTCCTTCGATTCACAGCAAACCCAGAAGATATTTGTAAGTAGCGGCTTTCCATAATTCCATCAACCATATTACCATCCGTCACGACAGAATAAGTAACAATGCCGGCTTTTGGAACACGAAGGTCATTAATCTTACTTTTATCCACTACATAATTTACTGGGTGAGCAAACATGACGCGGCCGCCAATATCTCGAGCATTATATCTATTATGATCATATATAACCGGAATCGGATTTGGTTGATAAAATGTTTTTGCATTGGCATTAATTGAATCAACATGGTAAAGGCGCGCATTCCCATTTACATAACCATAGGATGTCGCTATCTGTTTGACAACTAACTTCCGTTTCCAATTCTCTCCCATCGATTTGGCCAGCCCTACTATCTTATTAGTATAATCCTTCATTTTCTCTGGAAGCGTTGCTGCGTTGTAGATCTTAATGTCATTAATCTTCGATCCACTACCAGAAGGCCGCTTCACATCAAAATATGATTCTTCCAATTCCAACTGGTCGCCATCGATCTTAATTTCATTCCTAACTTCAATCTTACCATTTTTGATTATTACTGTTCGTTTTGTATCATAAAAATAATATTGTCGTATATCATATTTATCACTCATAGCGTCGCTCCATTTATTTATTAACAGGTTTCTTAGAGTTAAACTTCTTCCCTGTTTGATTTTCTGGTATAATATTGTTGGCTGCCTTATTATTAGCACCGGACTTCTTATCTAAGTCTTTTGTATTCATACTGGCCAATTGCGCTTTGGCTTCGGCTTCTTTCTCAATTAAAAATCCTTTCACTAAGCGCGGATAAGTAAATTCGCGTTCATCATCTTCAATCGAATCCATATTCATCATGAGGCGCGCTTCAGTTTCTGTCAATAAACCAGATTCCCATAATCGCAATACAGTATCACGTTTCTTCATTTCCAAAGCCACATCAACATCATCAAATACCATTTCTGGATTTATATTCTTATCCAATATCTCTTCATGAGAAAGGCCGGCTTCCAATAACAATTCATAAAATAGATTATCTATAACATTCTTTATAATGGACTGTAATTCGATTATCTTGGATGTCTTTTCATCAACAACTGTATCCGCAACGGAGCGTGCTACTCCATTACTACTCTCTCCAGTTGTGACGCTACTAATCCATAATCCAGAGAATACTCTCTCTTTAAAATAATGTAAATAATCCTGTAACTCAAGAACATTTTGAGCCACATCCAAAACTTTCATCTCAACATGATCTCCAGTTACAATGAATCCATTGGACTCCATTTCATTAATTGTTTGACGGACCGCCTGAATGGTAGCGCCGTCCGGAGGTCGCTTTATCATATTATTAATGGAATTCTGAATGGGGTTAGATACTTTGACATGAATCAAAACTGATCCAAATTGATAAATTAACAAATCAACCGCTGTCTCAATCGAGCGCAACATATTAATATCATCTAATGTAGTCCAGAATGGCGGCATCGCCCATTTTTCTCCAGGAGTTGGATGGTATCTAATATGTTCAACATCAGATGAATCAAATGTCTTCGATTTGGATTGGTCCAGCCCCATTAGATTTGATCTACCGAACGAACCAAACCAACCCATAAACATAGATGGGAAGTTCTTCACATATTCATATAATTTCTGTAAATCACTGGTAGCGCCCGGTCTGGATGGTTGTGTTTTATATGGAGAAATAGCATATTTTTCTTGATTCCTACCATCCAAATATATAATAACTCGTCTTGGATCAGCAATGGCTAATCCTGAAATGGGATTAACTTTGCGGCCGCGCCATTGGTGAACGCGCCCTGTGGATCTCTTTCGATTCCTAATTTTAACCAAGAAAGAATTACCATATAATATCAGTGAGAATAATAATCCACGGATCATATCCTTCAATCCCATCCCAGATACAATCTCAATCTCTTTTAACCGCTTATTCAAATACTTAATTACTTCTGGAGTCTTGGATTGGATATGGTAGCCGCGCTTGATGACGCCTTCTATATATTTATCAATGGATATCTTCAGGTAAGTTTCCTTTGTATATGCGTGGTATATATCTGCCAGATTATAACGGTTAATGAACATTCCATTATAAAGGAGCGTTCGATCTTTATCATCCAATCTGGATTTATATGGTTTGAATGGCACGAATGTTGATTGTGGAGTCAATTTCCGAGTTGCTTTCTCAATACTTCTCTGTGCCTTACTAGCCGTGGCGGCATCGTTCTGTTCCATGGCGTGCTTCATTGTTGTGAATGCCGTCAATATCTCTTCAGACTGTTTCTTTAATTTATTTATTCTATGTTGGTTTCGTAATTCGCCAATCTTGGTCAAAATACTCATTAAATATATCCTCTAATCTAATTTAAGTTAATGGTCATTTATTCAAATTAATGTTGTTAATTGTAGTGCGGATTAACTCACTGAAGTGATCGCCGCATGGAGTTATGTTTCCTGTTTCCAAATCATCATCTGTAACATTCTCGGCAGTTGATTTGCTCCAATTGGAGAAATCCCTTGTATATATTGGGGAGTCTGCAAGATTAAATCCTAAAGGAAAAGGGCCGCCCCTCTGATCAGCAAACAATTCTGTATTACTATATGAATCATAATCCGGTCCCAATACAAACCCCGGATCAGAGAATGCTGGATTTAATAATATTTCCTGATCTTGACTACTTAATGTCGTTCCATCGTTGGAAACTAAATGCCCATCTTCTACGTGGCCGCCCATTTGCGCATCAATCTCATTCAATAATTGTTCAACTTCATATTTGTTTGTTAATTTATTCAAATCACAAAATGCGGAAAGGTGCGCACCAAAGTTGGCCAATAACTTAAATATATTCTGGAACAACTTAACATTCCTTGAAGTAATCATTATATCAAATGATGCTTCGAATGACTTAAGCATTGTATTTCCCTTTAACCAAACTCCCGATAATAATTCCATAATCTTAACATAAAATCCATTAATAGAACAAACTGATAATGTTAATAAATAATCCAAGGGCGGGCACATATCAATGAGCGCCTTCACTTCAGGAATAGATAATGTAGACTTGATATTATATTCAATCTGTCCATATAACATATTAGTTACTAATGCTAATACTTCTGCCATTGATGAATAGATGGCGCCCATTATCAAATCCAAATCAAATGGGAACTCCAACTCGATATTGATGGCAGCCGATCCCAATAGATATCCCAATATCTTATCGAATGCTTCTAAATATAATCGCTCTTTGGCGCCAACTTTAATGAGTGGTTGAGTATTCTTTCCACCTTTATAAAACTCATATATATGCCTAATTGCATTCCTTGCATCTTGGTCATCTTTCCCTCTGAATAATAGCGGCATCAATACATAAAAAATTCGAACAAAACAACATACCCAATCTTTGGCCCGAGGTGACATAAATTCTAAATGAACCAAGGCCGAGATCCCTTTATCTAATCCAACAATAATCCCATTTATCGTAGAGAATATACTAATAATTCCACCTTGGACGGCGGCCGCCGTTTCCCCGGGAGCACTAAATCCATGGGGACGGGATCTTACTGATTCAATAACATCACCAGCAACCACACTATATTGGATAGCATCGGCACGGATCCGTTGCATGGCCGCTATCTCTGGGTTTACTGGCTTCACTTTATTTGGATCTTTTAATTCATATTTAAACACTTCTTTCAAAACATTTCTTGATGTCTCAATCTCAGCCATAGATGGATTGTTTGATTCACAGAAGTTCTCATCTTGTTCGGGAATACCATTCTCTAACTCAGATAAATCCCAATCGGGATTCATAATACGCTTTCTTACATATGGTTTATTCAATTCATAGCGCAAATCCACTCCTCGGTTACAAGATGGTTGGTGAATCAACCACTTACTCGCCTTATCTATGGCTTTCTTTATTTTACCACCAACCACAGGAAGTTTACCAAAGAAACGACATAAGGCTCGTAATAACTTATTAATAACCAACTTGAAAAACAACCAAAACAACATCAATAATAATCTTATCCCCCAAACAGGAAAGAATTTCTTTGTCATTCCAGGAAAACTTCTCAATATGGCGCTGGCCTTAGTTGGATTAACATCGGTGGGTTTATAATCCTTTAATTCATTCTCATAAACATTGGTGGCCGCCGTTCGCATTAAACAAGCCATTTCATCTTCAGATAAAGTTATTGTATCATCCGTAATTGTACCCATATTCAAATTGCGGAGCATTTCAGCGAGATGTTCATCATATGGGATAGTGACAGCTTCTGGTTTTACTGTTTTGAGAAATGTTTCGGAACGCTTTATTATTTGATTTAATTTAGCATATGAGTAGTCAGCGAGTCTCAGGAACTCTTCAACTGGCATTGTTTCTGCCGTATCAAAGACTTTTAAATCATCATCAGTAACTTCAACTTCAGGTTCTTCAAATTCTGCTTCGCGCTCAGTCTTATCTCTATTCAGTAATTTATTTATTGTGTCTTCAGAAAATATATTCAGCCGCTCTCGTTCCGGATCAAGACCTGGCCTAAAACCGGGACCAATTACCATAATGATCTACCTCCGTGGCGGCCGATTCGGCCTGGTTTCTCTCGATAGATGAATCTATTATTATGTAATGGGACAGATTGGTGATTGAAGTTATTGTCTCCTGGAGATTGCTGCACTTTTAATTTATTGATGGCGGCCAAATTCACTGTTTGTACCTGATTCAGCGCCATCGGATTCTTATCAATAACAATTGTATCCGGTGGTCTATGTGATTTGACTAATATATTATCTACTAAATGTATTGGTCTTATATTCTGATTCACACCAAAAACTCCATACATAAATGCTGTTAATGAATGGTCTTCTCCAATTGTTGATTTGTAGATTGGCCGGCCATTCGGGGTATATCTATCTATAATATACGATTCCATAGCATTACTAATAGGTATTATACCACTCTTTTTGGATGCTGTCAACTCACTGATGTCTTCTAATAAATTCTCTTCTACTGGCCAATGAATCCAGCCCCGCTCCAAGTATAATACAGCCGTTTTTGTTACTACGACATTAACTGGATCAGATCGTTTCTGTTCAGTAAATACATCTATTGTTTCCACAGTCGCATTGGTAGGAATAGCAATTACGCGCTCATTGAGGCCAGTATTATCTCTAACGCCAATTAAATGTAATTCTTCTGTTGGATATTCACCAAAGCCTTCATCAACAAATATGTAGGCGCGGTTTCCATATTTATTATCCAACCGAACAATTTCATCTATGGCAAATAACTGTCCTAAGTCTGGCGCGATTCTTATGGATTCCAACATATACATCTGTAAGTCAGGAGTCACCCCAAAAACAATGATTCGTGTTCCATTCGTTGGTTTATTCCAGTCTACACCAAATACAATATATTGAAACATACCTTGTTCTAGTAACCAGCCAGCATCCAAATAACTATATTGACGGCTCGCACCACCAATATTAAATGTAGATAATTCCGGAACGCGCTGTATATATGTCTTCTTAAATACTCCTTCAGCCGTCTCACCCCAATTTGCCAATATATCCAAATTATACTCTTCTTTTGTCAATCTGGATTTGTAAAACGCTTCCAATTCCGGAGTCCAGTTATCGGCTTCTTCGGCGGATACATGAAATTCCTTGAAGTCTGAAGATTGGCACATTTCCCTAAACTTCAATCCAAATAGAGTTGGCGTCGATGATACCCAGATTGTTGGCCGAATGAATGATCTTGTTGTTAAAAGTGCTGCTGAAAAAGCACCATCAGGAATGAAGGCCGCTTCATCGAAGAATACATCCGTTGCAGATATACCACGAGCAGATAAACCCATTTGATCTGGGGATTGTGATAATATAACGCCTTCTATCCTTGATCCATTCGAGAACTGGCGCACTTGCGGGCGCTTCGTTGACGAAACGAGCGCTACTCTATAATCACCAATATCTTCTTCGGTTATATTCTTTCTATTCAATAAATTAACAATATCCCCACACAAACCCAAAAACTTATCTAATTCCCCAAATAAGTTATCAATGTGCTTTTGTTGTGGTGCATAATAAACAATTCTTCGATTGTCATTAAACGCCACGATATGTATTGATTTGAGTACAATGGACGCCGTTTTCCCTAACTGGCGGCCAAACCTAAGTGCTTTCTGTGGGAAAGGATCATCCAATATTTTAATTTGGAATGACCACAATTTTAAATTCTCATCCGGATTCAATGGAGATTTAACTGTATCTTCTAACCAAATCGATGGATAAAAGTAATAAAGATAATTCTCAAATTCAGATGGAGTGATCTCGCCTGACTTCAATAAATCATTTAATTCGTCTATTGATGGTACATCTTTTGGGTCAGGATTAATTACTCGAGATTTATGCGTCCGACTGGCCGCGATACTCATTAACTCTTCTTCAAGTCCATCTACCGTATGATTCATTTTTGGCATGATTATTGTACTCCAGCATAGATTTGGCTTTCATAACCCAGGTAAGATCTGGCGTTCATCCCAGAATATTGAATGGCTTGGATGGCGCGGCTGCGCTCCGTGGCTGCCATTCTTGTAGTTAATGCTCTTCCTGATCCGAAATCAAGATGAGTAATCCGGCCAACATAACTCGTAAAATTCTCAGCCGCCTGGACAGCACCACCAATGGCTGCCCCCATTGCTTTAGCAGCTATCTTACCAATGATGAACCACTTAAATGCACCACCGAAAGCCACGCGCTCAGTGCGCGCCAATTTTTCAGAATAAGATTCGCTTGCTAATTTATATGCTTCAGCAGCAGACAATTTACCATTTTTCTTCACGGAGGCTTTGAAGTTAGCAATAATGGTCTTTGCTTTCTCGGATTTTATATCCTTAAATCCAAATAAGGCCCCAATTTCTTTATCGGATTTGGATGCTAGTGATGATATGTCCAAATTACGATAATGCTTCAAAAATCGGACAAATATATCATTACGATATTTCTGACTCGTAGCGGCGCGGATCTCTTCCCACATCGCTAGGAATGTGTTTCGTCGGGTAGCGCCATATAATAAATCCTGTTTAAATTGACCCTTTATTAAATTAGTTAAACCAATGGTATATTCTCCAGCCAGACCGCCCGTCCCAGCAAAATATGCATCTCGAAGGTGTCTAATAAATCCAACCCGAGCATCAAATTGTCCAAGTCTACGTTGCGTCACTCCAGAAAATGTTCTCGCTAATATATCATATATATGCTCTCCAGCTCCACGTTTTCCCAACCACAGTCGTTTGAGTTCTCCGTGGCCCGGGAGCATTCCCATTTTGGCTAAAACGGCGTTGATGTTCCCGTATGTTTCCTTAACCGCTACATTATAATTCTTAATTAAATCGGGCAGTGTTTTAAATTGACCAGTAGTCCAGATTGCACCTAACTTAGTTGTTTCTAAATATTTATATAAATCACTGGCGGCCGTGCCACTCGTTGGTAAAAGGCCATTTTCAAAGAATGATGTGGCTGCCCATTGTTGAGCACCCGCCGCTATATATGCTTTCATTGATGCAAAAAATCCAGTAGCATCTTTATATACATCTAATATGGTATTCTTCTTAAACCCATATTTCTTCCCTAATTTAACAGTTGTTCGACCTAATAAACTGTCCAGTTTCTTTTTAGAATAAATGAATTCATCTGATGTTAATATATTCTCTGTTAAAATATCCTTAACACTAACTTTCCATTGACCAATATATGTGTTAGGAAATACCTTATTCCTGAGACCGATATTCATTTTTTGCTTAACATTAAGCAAATCTCCAACAAACTCACCAATTTTACGCTTCGTAAACCGTCCAACTATCCCCGTTTGTTTTAATGTAAAGAAATCGGGTAGTTGTGGTTTCATTGAATACAAGTTTTTAAGATAGGATGGTCCAATCAATCCAGAATGCCATTGACCCCCCAATATCCCCGGGCGCCACATCCCAGATCCACTTAATTTAGATACCCAATTAGCTACGGGGCGCAGTTCTTCAGAATAATTCAATATACCTGCGATCCCGCCATGTCTAAATAAAGACGTCATCAATGAACTTCTTACAAGAAAAGAAGCAATCGTTGGCGGGGATGTCAAGGTACTCATTAATATACCAGTAGGGAAGGCTGTTAGTGGAGATGCGGTTCCCGTTAAGAAAGGTTTGAACGCACTAAACATTCGTGGGTGAAACAATCCACCGTATTGAATGGCGCGCGTTGTATGTCCTAATCGCGTTAAAACCTGCATTCGCGCAGCATACGCGAATGGGTGAGTCATCGGGTTAAATTTCCATCGTTGAAGAAAAGACTCACTTATTTGATTCTGATATTCTAAGTCCGCAAATTGATTATAATCTTGATTGTAATCGGTTGGCATATGTTAATCCTAATGTAAAAGGGCTAGCGCATTCTACGTTTATTATGTAATCCTTGGACGAGGCCGCCGGCTCCCATCCGGTCGGCATCCATTCCCCGTTTTCCATATCCACTATGTGCATTTCCATAAAATAAAGGATTAGTAAGAAGTGTCCCTTCAGTTATCCAATTTTTAGCACCTTTAACAAGTCCAGACCCAACAAACAACATACTAGGAGGTGAGAATGCAACTCCCCCAATCCTAGGACCTTTACCTATGTTTAGTGCTGAACCTGACTTTGATAATATCGACATAAACCACCTCCGTTAAATGAATGGGATCCATGGTGCGATATCGCGGCGGCCATGTTTATCACGGAAAACTGAACGACCCTTAGCCATCCTGGCCATATAAGTAACACCCATAGATGTTCCTAATAATTCCATAGATGCTTTTCCTAACTGCTGTAAATCTCCTTTGGCTAAGGCTTTGCCTGATTTCCCTAATGCTTTAGCAAAGCGGGCGCCATGTCGAGGAATTGGATCAATCATTGGACTCACCACATATTTCCCCACTCCTCTCATTAATTTGTATCCTACTTTTCCTACTGTACGTAATCCTGCCATATTTTCTGCTCCTTGTGATTATTCAATTTAATGTTGCTTTTTAGTACCAAGCCGGCATGAAGTCAATATCCAGCGGAGACTGCGCTTCATATGGCATAAATGACCCATATGATCGATGGAGTTTACCAAAGCGACGAGTTAGCATCATATTGGATGTTATTTGTGCTTCGTATTTATGTGCTTTGTATGCGAGATCCCTATCCTGTTTCATGACATAGAGATCGCGCTTCATCTTTGGTGTTACTTTAGGAATTTCATTTCTAGAAAGAAGATAGTCTGCAGTGGCGGCTTCCCCTTTGGGTAACTTATCTGATAATGTTCCTATCTTTTGCGGATAAGATGTTTTTGTGACTCTAGAATCTTTCATTACTTGGAATGGATATTCATCTGATCCAGCCATGGGCGCCGTCCGGTTAGCAATCTTCCTAAATTTAACATCCGAATTCATGAAATTACTAATCTTGTCATCTTTCGCTAACTTCGGCGGCTTAACCGTTGTATATGATGGCGCGGCGGCATCCAATGCATGTTTTACTTGGCCATTCACCGGAACATATTGATCCACTTTAATATGTTCTTTATCTATCCTAACGTTTGGGTAGGGTGTACTTGTTCCCTTATTTATAATTCGTTTATTTATTTCAGTTACTCCATTTCGGACTGGTGCCGCTTTCTTTACTGATGCCGCATTTGCATGTGTTATGGATATTCGCTTACCACTATCGCGCGCAACGACTTGGCTGAAACCACGAGATGCTTTACCTTCAATATCCCGTAGGGAATCGGGAATAAGCGTTCCTTTCGATGCGCTTGGAATATAATTGGTTGGTCGCTCGATTACACTATTAACAGCATCAGTCATTAATGCCGAATCTTTCTCCATTGATGTATACGCGGCTTTAGTAATACTGGCGCGCAGCTTACTCTTACTCATTTTCAATCGTGGGACATTACTCTGTATAATTAACTTGGGTTCTTCTTTCTTAAATATACGGAATGTATTACGTACCATCTCTACTGCTTTTGAAAGAGAAGGGCGCAACTTTCCCCATTTATATACACTCTTTTCCCACATTCCGGATATGAGTGGTTGAATCTTTGATCCGAAATCAGAGTAGCGCTGTCTCTGGATGAATCGTGTTGTTGACTCATCTTCTTCTAATCGTTGTTCGGCTAAGTTATGGACATTACGGAGTGCGCGTATATACTGAATATTTTGACGGTAGTTTCTAGGTAAAGAATAATCTCTCTCAATATAATCATGATAATCATAATAGGGATCATAACTGCCGCGCATTGTATTTAATATCATGGCGCCGCCAACTCCCAATGCCAAACCAGATCCAATATAAATTCTAGTTTCTCCAGGTAATTCCTTCCACTTATCAACAACGGCGCCAGACCAGCGCTTCAGTAAATGTTTATCGAAGGACACTTTCTGATACGCATGTTTGGTCTTATTATACAAATTGGACGCAGCTTCATATGTTTTCTTTAATACTTTCTTTGTTGTTTGTTTAAATTCAGTATCTTTCTTCAATATCTTATGAAACAAATCTTTCCCTAATATCTTAGCGGATGACTTCAGTGGTTGAACTTTATCTTCCGCGCTCTTAAATGACCGGGTTGTCACTACATGTTTAACATAATTATTGGCGTGCTTCAGGAAATTACTAACTGACTTTCCTAGTCCTTTGGCGCGGGCTTCTTCGAATATTGACTTAAATAAATAATATGATAGCGATGTCCAGTTTCCGGGGGATCGCGCTGATCCAAAGTCTGATAACTGCAGCCTTCTGACAATAGTGGGTAGTGAATTATGGTTTAAACCTTCCGGTTCAGATAGCATTTCTTCCTTGGCGCGCGCCTTCGCTTTCGTTACTGCCCATTTAATAAACCCAGCACCAAATGCGCCCATCAAGAAACTATTCACTGCAGTGGATGCTTTAACGTCATCCAACATAACATCTTTATATAATTCGTATTGGTAGCGCGCTTCACCGAATAAATTACCAATCATTTTACGACCCGCGAAAGCCATTGTATCCGTTTCTATTTTATTCTTGGCGCGCTCCAAATCAGTTGTCTTATCAAAGAATTTGTAAAACAAATCATAAGCGGCGGACTTATGCCCAGCCGCGTCTACAAACGAACGGCCGGCTCTCGAATCAATTACTTTACGGGTAGTTAATTCTTTCAGATAGGCGGCCACCATTCTTTTCTGAACATTCCCTACAATCTTCGTGTTACTTTCATTGAATGCTTCTTCAATTAAATTATTTGTACTATAAATCATATTTACGGCATCCACGGCATCTTGGATACCTTCGTGTGCTTCGACAAATCTCTTACTAACTCCACCTTTCTTGGCTGCTTGAATGATATTATATAATGATTCTTCAGATGATGCTGGATTATATTTGGAAGTTGGGCCGTGGTATAATGCCATTAATAATTCTTGACGGATGGAACCAGCGATCCCTAGTTGGTCTAATACTTTATTATACATTGGAAAAACCGCATTATTGAATAATGGACCAGTAGTATGATACAATAATGCTTGTTGTGCCAATGCGAACATACGTGAGTCTCCTAAATCCAAGTGGACTCGTTCCGGGTTATCTTCTGATGTCCGAAGCAGCATATCCAATAATGATTGGTCCAACCCACCGGGGTTGAATGATGATATTGTTAATTCATTATTTGCAATTCGTTGTTGAACATCAGTTGCAAATTCCCGTAAATATGTTCGGATGCCGCGTTCATTCCCAATTATTGTTTTTCCTTTCGTTCCTTGTAATATATGATAACCATTGCGGCCTTCAACGTGCTCTAATAACTCCGAATCATCTTTTATATATGTTCGAATCAAATTCATATAAGTCCTACGGAGTGTATTACTCATATCTTGGCCGGACTTCCAGTTCTCCAATATCTGTTGTTGGACTCTCTTATTACTTAACTCATTTGGATCAAAATGTTCATCTAGGTAATTTACGGTTTTGCGGGCGGCGTCTATCCCTTCTTTCAATACTTTATAATTAAGCATATTAATTCGACCAGTAATTTCAGAACTGCCTTCTGCGAATTCAACGGCCGCTATCTGATAGACTTGGTCAAACGTCGGATTCTTTGATTGTATTTTAAGGGATGTTTCTATATCCATTTCGATATGTTTCATGTTTTGATTCAACAATCCCTGAGACTTTATCTTATCAAATATTTCCCTTTTACTAACTACTCGATAACTGGATGTGGACATATAAGAAACTAAATCGTGGCCAGTTATTGTTTTACCAGTAGCAATATTAACATACTCTCCCGATCCCACCTTAACAAAGTATTGCTGTTGTTGACCGGGAGGTTGGATAGAAATGGCCTGCCCTGTCGCAATTTGTGTATCCATAAGGGCAACCATCGTATTATCTTTAAGGACTTTTCTTATATTCCGAACTCCACCCTTACTTAATAAGGATGAATGGCTGGAATCAGTAAAACTAGCACTGGATACATAAGCCAGCGAATCTTTTATTTTGGGGCGGGCTCCAGGATGTTCCTGTATATTTGTATTACTTGCGTCACTCATTTATTATACATAATTATTCCATCCAGTCTAATTCTTTCTCTTCTTCTTTGATTTGACTTCTAATAACTTTCTATGTTCTTGTACTTTATTTAATAGCGCCTTCACTCTCTGATCCCCAGTTACAGTGCCGGCTTTGGTTGCCGATCCTTTTCCAGCGCGAATATTCAATCTTTTCTTAATTTCAGGCGTTGCTAATAATGATTTTAATATTGTTGACTTTCTGTGGTCATTCTGTTTTCTAATATCAATTAATGGGTTGGCTTTTTTATTGACAACGCGGGTTCCTGTCTTCGGATCAACTGAAATATCATCAATTAGGTATCCAGTCAAATTAAATAAATTACGGAGCCGCATATCCATTAAATCACACTCTACTAAGTTAATAATTAAATTATATTCAACAACACCAATCATATCATACTCATCAATTAACAACTGATCCAGGTAACCTTTTATCAAATCTTCAACATACGCTTCTTCAATAGGGCAGCGCTCTCCCAATGGTTCTTTACCAATCTTATATAATGGACATGATATATTTCCACAATCTTCATGTCCTTTACAGATACTAACTAATCCTTTGTAATCAATGGGTTCATGTCTGACTATTGTATCTATCTTCTGTAAATCATCTTCTGATAATAGATTTGGGTCTTTCTTCGATAATTTTGTTAGGTATTTACCGAGGATTGGCGCTTGCTTGCGTCCATCATCTTCTTCAGGTAACGATACTACTTTCTGTATATACGCATCTAAATCATTAATTATGTGTTCATGGCGGTCGTCAATCAAATTCATTACATTGGCAGTAAATTCATCCCAACTACTATGAGTTTGGCCGCCGTGTCGTTTTGGTACATCTCTTTTACTTGTTATGTTGGGTATGGGTTTTTCTTCTTCAGTCAGTTTTTTCATGGTTTCAATGTGTTGTAATAAAGCCGTCTTTGATTGTTCCATTGAATGTAATAACTCGGGTTCCTTTATGTTTTTGACGACCTTATCCAGCTTCTCTTTACCCAACTTCCGTTTCTTATCTAATACTTTATCTTTAACAACCTTTTTGATGGAATCGACTGCTATCTCTTCCGTCTTTGTTTTATTCTCTTCGTTATTCACCATTATTTTTAAAACAACGCCCTTTTCAGTTAATTTAATTTCTCTCGATATAATGTTAGGCGTCTTACTAGATTCTTTATGTCCATCAATGCGCGCTTTTATCTGACTCATAATTATTGTCCTGGTTGATTTATTTTTAATCCAACAAAATCATATATACTCGGATCAAAGTTAGTATAATAATATCTACCATAATCAATAGGACGGCCATCCCATTTTGATGTATCAAAACTATCCAATTTCTCTACAAATGGCTCCGGCCTTAATACCGTTTTAATGGACACCATCAAATACCAATCCCTAACGTTGGCAGATGGGCGTGCAATGAATATATGTAATGATGTATTCTTATAACCAAAATGCTGACGAATTTCTTCATTGAGATCAACTAACGTATCAACAAAATGGCGCATTCCTTCCGGCCAATTTTTGCTGACAAACTGATCAAAATAATCCAATTTACATTCAATATGAATACTTTCTGGTAATGATTTTGCTAACTTACTAAATTTAATATCTGCCATTGTCTATCTCCTTTGTGTAAAATTAATTGATTTTATCCCCCCTGTTTCCAGGGGGATCAGTCACGACCCTTCACAACAATGCGTTACAGGCCGTCTTAACCATTTTAAGTGTTTCATAATATTACAACACCTCCATTAGGATTTGGCGTCATCCTCGCACCGCGGACACGGTGTTAATGTATATAGTTCTCTATGAGATAGAAAACTATCTAACTGTGCATTAATCATTTGTGCGACTTTTGCATAATCTAACATTTGGACATTACTATCTACATCTTCTTCAAACTCATCCAATAATTCTAAACTATGAACAAAGGCCAGCACTAGGTGTTTAACTACACACCAAACCCCACGCGTAGCGGGTCTCAACTTTACTAAATCATTCATTAACTCTCGACGTAATATGCGCGCACGCTTTAATTGATACCGTAAAAAACTCAACTGGTCATGTAATTCATCTTCTTTGTGAATATTCAATGTTATTGTCTCCGCAATATGCAATTCAACATGTGCCATATTAGCAATTAATAATATTAACTCCATAACTGGCTGACGAACATTATTATCCATCATACTTACCTCCTGAAATCCGGCCAACTTTAATGAATAATGTTTGATAGGATGCCGGCCTATATATTACAAATAATCCAATCTTTAATGAACTCGTTCCATAAACAACGACTTCTGGTCCATCAATCTCAACTACATTTGTATCCTTCGGAGATACAGTTTTCCATTGATAGACACTTGGCTCAATTTCCTGGTAAAAAGCATAATATGAGTTGGCGGCCTTGTCCGATCGAATCAGGCGTGGCCTGTAAATACGATATGAAACCAAATTCATATTGTCCCTAGATGGCATAAATAAACCAACTCCCATCGCAATAACTAAACCAACAAATAAACCAATGATGGAATCCATCAGAGCTGCCTTCCAGCCATTATCCTTATACTTCTTACTCCACAATCCATGAAGCAGAAACAATCCGACAAAAATAAATATTGTAATCATAATATATAACCTCCTTAATTATATAAAGTCATTAATTCTTTTCTCCACTTGGAGCAATAGATTGTAGATGCCCAGCAATGGCGATTAGCGCCGCTTCAATGACATCTAATCGATCGGCATCTACAATCATTTTGCCATAATCATCCATAACTATATAATCTTTAATCTTATCTTTAGCTTCTTCCTTCTTCTTTATTCCAATTAACTTTTTCCATGTCTGAACTGGAATCATATATATATTGGCTCCATCCACTACTGATGAAAGAAAGATGGTGGCAAACTTAATTAACTGTCCGAATATCATCCCAAACGTGAATGCACTCTGTTTGGAATCCGTGGGCATTGAATGTACTTTCTCAATATATACTGTAGTTGAGATGGCGCCACTCTGGATATCATTAACGATCTTAACGCCTTCATGCTGAGATTTGGATTCTTTACTATTTGTTGGTTTCCAAGATAAAATGGTGGCCATCTCATCCAGTATATTCTTATCTTTATTATAAAAACTCACATCCATCTTAAACAATACATTATATTTACCTTTCTCTTTATCTGATGGATGTAATCCCACAACAGCACCATGGCGACCGGGGTCAATTCCAACTAATATCTCCAATACATCTTTGTTCTTTGATTTGTGCATTATATTCCTCCTTATGTTATTATGTTATTTAATTCCTGATGAGCCAAAACCACCTAATCCACGAGTCGTTGGGAATATCTTATCAAAATACTTGAATAAACTCTTACTGAATGATTTCACCAAACTAACTTGGGACTCCATACCATAAACAAATGAGAAGCGCGCCTGTGCAATGCGATCACCATCATATACAATAAACTCATTTTTCTTATCAGTATTCAATAAAATGGCGCCCACTTCATTGCGATAATTAAAATCTACGGTCCCCGGAGAATTAACTAATGTGATACCTGCTTTATATGCGAGGCCGCTTCTTGGACGAATATCCAATGCCACAAATGTCGGCATAGATACTTTCAATCCTGTTGGAATTAGTTTTCTATCTCCTGCGTGAATAACTTCAAATTGTTCTTTTTCTTGCTTATCTTTTAATTCAATTCTGGCGCGGATATCAAACCAATAAGCAGTCAAAAGGCGCCTTCGCATAATGCTCGCATCCACATCATTATCATCAATTTCAATATATGTTTGATGTACATCATATTTCTTATCGGGGAAACACATAACAATAGTCCGTTCTGGTGCAATCACCATAATATCTTTGGTAGGCTGTAACTTATTGTGACAATCATAACAATAATATTCATCATGTTTGTCATCTATTGTATAAACTGGCGCATCACAACAAACACTAATCATGTTTCTTTGCGCGTGTTTTGTGTGCTTATCTTTACTTTCGTTACTCATTTTTTACTCCTTTCAATATATATTATAAAACATTATATTTTATACATTCAACGATTCACCTTAATTCTTCCTTAGGCTTAGACTCGCCTAAAATATACGTTTTGTTATATTTTAGGAAGGTCCTTAATTTAACTTTATATTGTATCTGAATGTTATTCCTTTGTTCTTGTGGACACCAAATAATAATTGATATGGGTCATTTACCATAGTGAGGCTGCCCAACGAATATTCTGTTCCTCCAACGAGGCTGCCATTGAGTAAAATTTCACCTGATACTGTCTGCAGCATCCCGGTATTATGAAAGTGCCCTAAACAAACATAATTCAAGAACTTGCCTTGGTTGGCCAGAATCTCTTTAAATCGCGTGACTGTTCTTTGAATCCCATAGAATGGAATAGAATTCCAACTTCTTATGGAATCCCCATGTAACAATAGGAATTTATAATTGTATATCTCATCCAATGCGAAAAATGACTTTGGAATAATAAACTCGATATTCTTTGCTTTCTGGCACATGAACTCTATATTCTTATACAATATATAATCCCAGTTTATGTAGCGGCGTTTGAATGGTTTCTTTCCGTTGCGGCGCATCTCACCATGATTTCCAACAACTCCAATAAACTTAACAGATTTGAACTTAGCCGCAAACTGAATTAACATTTTACTAATTAACTCTGCGCCTTGATATAACCAATCAATCAAATCTCCGTCTGCGGTTTCAATTAACTCAGTATGAATCAAACCACTAATCATATCTCCCAATGCATATACACGCATTTCCTGGAGATTGTAAGAATGGCGCAAATTGTCCGTTATACTAATGGTTGCTTCTGTTAATTTCTCAACGCGTTGCTGCGCGATATTCATATCATACGCATTGAGGCCACCCATCTCTTCACCGCTAACGCGCTCACCAAAATGAAAGTCAGATAAATTCAACACAGTCACTTCCGTATCCAACTTCTTATTTGGTTTTGTATATACGTTAGTTAATGGTTGGATATATATATTCTTGTTATATATGGCATCAATTAACTTATCTTCAATGGCACCTTCATACAATGCGTGCTTTAGTCTATTCTGTAACTCATTAATCTTCTGCTTATAAAATTCCACTTCCTTATTTAGTTTAACGATAGCACTCATTTCATTTTTCAATTTTTCTTCTTCTTTCTTTGAGATAGGCGGCTTTTTCTTTGTCTTTTTCACACTCTTATCCACAATTTGTTTACTAGACTTCTTACTCATAATAATATTTCCTCCAATAATTATTAAACTTGCTGGTACATATATACAATTGAGTGGTACGATTTGTTTGGTAAAATGCCGGCATGATGAATATCAATGGGGCGCGCTTCAATTTCATACTTAGCATATTTTAACTTATCTAATTCAAATTCTGTCCAAGTTCCTCTTACGGTCTTGGTTGCTTTGAGACGCTTTAACTCTTCTGGAGTTAAGACTGCTTTTCTTGTTTGTTTTTTGTTTTTTGCTGTTTTACCTTTGTTCATAGATATATACCTCCTTCACTGTTTTCATTTTAACTACATGCGGAATAGCCGCAATTCAAACATGTTTTACAACCACTCTCATTCCTGAGCGATGGCGCGCCGCACTCTGGACAAATTTCAAATTGACCAGACTGACCGGACTTGCCTTTATTCATAGTATTCATTTTGATGGATACCACATCTTTATCTGAAACGCCTTTTATGTGATTTCGAATAATATGACCAATTCCAGCAATGATGGACCCAACATATTTGCCGGGCATCCAAAATCCTTCCCCATTCACGAAAGTATTCTCCATCTCATTCAATATAAAATCATAGTTGCGCTCCTTTCGGAACAATGCAGACAACAATCTAGAGATGAATGAATAGATTGGTTGTTGATTACTTCTGGTGTTAATGAATACTTCAAATGGGCGGTGTTCATTACTAAAATCGTTTATTGTCACATAATAACTAAATTTATCGGATGGTGATTTGAGTTTATATGTTTTACCAGCCAGCACCGGCTCCCGTTTCAACTTCAAAGTAGGATCTGGTTGTTCTACTGGTGCCTGCTTTGGTGCTTCTTTCGGAGCGGGCGCTTCCAATACAGACTGAACTTTCTCATTTGGGCGATATGTCGTTACACCCTTAATACCTAACTTCCAAGCCTGCATATACACATCCTTAAAATCATCAAAACTATAATCAGATGGAACATTTATTGTTTTACTCAAACTATTATCTACATAATATTGAATTATCGACATAACACTCAAGTGGTCTTGGATTGTTAAATTATTTGTATTTCTCCAATAATCTGGGGTTGGTGTATCGCCGAAGCGCGTTATCCATTCGAGATAGGCATAATCATACACCGTTTCTTCTCTTATTTCAGTATCCGTCTGTTTGATCTTTCTAACATACGAATCTGAAAAAATAGGCTCCAGCCCGCTAGAAACATTATTAGCAAAAATGCTTCCAGTTCCGACCGGAGCCACAGTGAGGAGAAATGCGTTTCTAATGCCTGATTTTAATATTCCTTCTTTAATATCATTTGGTAATCGTTTAACGAAGCGGCCTTCCACATATGCTTTCCTATGTTCTTGTTCAGATACAACAGGACAGGCGCCTTTCTCGACTGCCAAATCAACGGATGCACTATATGCTGTATCTCTAATTGCTTTCATAACCTTTTTCAAGAAATCTAATGTTTCCTGATGGTCGCCATATGGTAGTTTCATCATAACAAATGTATCAGCGAGCCCTGTTATTCCTAAACCAATGCGGCGCTCAGATTTGGATCTCTCCGCATATTTGTCTGTCGGGAAATCAGTAACATCAATAACATCATCAAGAAAACGTACGGCGGTGGCCACATCTTGCTTTAAACCATCATAATCAAATTCCGGGTTGTCCCCAAACGCGCCACGTACATACTGTGTCAAATTCATACTACCTAAATTACAAGCACCATTATACCCTAGGAATTGTTCACCACAACCACGCTGCACATATCCTTCAGTTACCCATGTATCTGAATCTTCACAATATAAATCATAAACTGTAGCTTCCTTGTGTGGTTGAATGTTAATAATGGTCACAAATGATTCAGGAACTACATCATACACGACATTTTGTATATAATCCTTAATTTTATCTTTATCTTCATGTTCAATAATTAATTTAGTCACCGACAATAAATTTGGACCATCCACCACTAAATTATATTGCACATTAACAGATGCAAATGCACTATACTCTTGTTTAATTTCTGGAGTAATCCCAAAATATAAGAATATCAATCTAATATGGCGTAATATTTCGTAAGACGCGCTTTCAATCTGTAAATAACTACTTATCAATTGTAATTTATTAATATATAAATCTCCATGCAATTGAATTAATTCATTCAATACCCCCAACATAAAATCAACAGATTTGCCATATAACTTATCAATCACGGATGCATCAAATACGTTATTGGCAACAAAATCTTTTCCTTGTCGAAACTCATCCATATTTACATTATTGAGCTTTCCATAATCAAATGATTTATTTTTGATTAATACATCATCTCCTGTACCTAATTGATCAACTCTAACATTCTTAATTGTATGGCGAAGTCT